TGTTGGAAGTCTAAAACTCCAGCCATGTGTTCTCTCCTAAGGGTGATACTGCTGGCACTGAGGCACCAGCAATAGTTTATTTATTGATCCTGCAGTTTTTGTTTACTATGCACCCACAAAAGTCTGACTATTAAACACCCATTGAACATCCATGGCCACATTGGCTGCGGATTTATTAACCATATACAAATCATATTGATAGGTATTTGCAGTGTTTAGTGTGTCAGTAAAATTGGCAACAAATCTCAAAGAGGGTAAGGCATAACCGCTAACATAAGAACCATCAGCATTCACGGTCACATTGGCAGTTATGTCAAACAACTCTACAACCGCTGCCAGTTCATCACCCGCGGCACCAGTGCCTGCAAAATCTATTGGATTGACCTGAAACTGGAAAATATAAGGAGCACCATACACAGGTTGAAAAGTTGGACTGCTGTCCACATATGTTAGACCACCAGGGTATCCTGTTGTGGCAGGGCATGTGACCTCAGTAATTCCAAAACCAGCAGATAGAAGCAGTGGTAGTCCTGCAAGGCTGGTGCCATAAAGACCGTCATAGGTGCTGTTATAACTGTTGAACACAGCATTGGCCATGTTGGAACCACCATTGAGGAATGTGTCCACACTGTTCAAACTACTGCTGAGTGGTTGCAACAGCGTGATTGGCGTGTTGTTGGCATACAACAATTCTGTGTTACTGCCCACCGCATCTGTGACTTGTGTAGGATCAAATGCCACACCAACAGCAGCACTAAAGGGACCACGTGTGCTGGTATTGAATGCGCGAGTTTTGAAATAGGCATTGCCGGCAGTGCTTTTCAAAAACTTGGTTTCTACACTGCTGCCAGTTGAATACACACCACCACCGCTGGGTCTTTCTATGTTGATCAACACATAATTGGTGTTGTCAGGACTTTGCCAAAACTCCATGCCTTCCACAACACCTGAGGGTGATGTGCTGACCACACTGATGGCTGGTTGCACATTGATACTGCTGCTGGTCAGCACAGGAGTGCCTGGTGTGCCAATCAGGCCAATGGCGGTGATACCTGTGGTTTCATTCACAATCAATTCATCTACATCAATGTCATAGATGCCAGGATCATACTGCAATGCAGTGATTTCTAAATCAATGCCACCTTGTTCATTGTCTGTTTCGCTGAGTGTGACAACTCTAAACAAAGCATTGACAAATCCCAATGGTTCATTTGTGACATCAATTATGTCGCCAGCCAGGATACCAAACTCACTGAAATCTGTGTTGAATCTAATCACACGATCAACTCGGGTCTGCAACAGTTCCAGGAGTCCCAGTTCTTGTGCTTGTTCTGCATTGTTCACAATGTCATAACTGATTTCTAAGGTGTTGTTGGGATCATTGCTATTGGTGTAGGCCACTGGCAAAGTGATCAGCACATCATCCAATTGATCACGCAGATCAGTAAAAGGATATTGAACTCTGCAGGTGGTGTATAGATCACTCAAGCCCGTGGTGCTGACGCTGATGGGTCCCACAATGTTTGAATCATCAAAACTTCTTGAACTGCCTTCAGCCCTGTTGATGATCACTGCCCATTTGCCTTGTGTCTGGTCAAATGTGACCCAGGCACCGGCTGCCGACGCAATGGCTTCAATGTTTTGCCACACAGTTTTGTTGGTGCTGACCACACCGTCTATGCTGTATCTTGTGAACTCTGAATATGATGTAGCCATGGTAATCGCCTTATGTGATGGTTAATTGTATGTTGCTGGTGCCAATCAATACTCTTTGCGTGAGAGCATTGCCTGTGTTGGCTGTGATTGTTTCTTGAATGTTGGGATGCGGTGTGACTCTATACACTGCAAATTGAATATTGCCTGTGGTGGGATAGGATCCAGTAGTAGATTCAAAACTCAATCTTGAGGGAACTGCTGGACTGCCAGCATTGAGAACAGCATTCACAATATTGTCAACAGTTTGGCCAAAATTTTGCTGATTGTTGCCTACTTGACCATTGCCAATGCCAGCGCCTGTCAATAGTGGCCATCCAGTGGTGTTGGGACCATTATAGATGTCACCAGCAACCCATTGGTCAGCGTTGGTAGCAGTGGTGCTGGCAGGATACCACAGGCCTTGATCACTTGCTGGACTTGAGGGCGAATAAGTGGCACTCACACTCACTTGCGTATTGGCCACACCTGTTCCACGCACTCTGGCTCGGATGTTGGCGTCTAGTGGATAAACCTGCACCAGGTATTTGGGGGTGACATTGGCACTTGCAGGCGGTGTTGTGTAGGTGCCATCATTGATGCCAAATCCACTGCCCAGCACCACATCATTGGCCAGTGTTCCAGCACCTATTCTAGCACGGCTTAGAGAACTAGTAGTTTGCACAATTGGTGATGGCACACTGGCTGTTTGTATGGTGCGTGTGGGCGTGATACTGCCTGTTGAATTGGCCATGCTGCCTGTGCTGAGATTGGCTATGTTGCCAAAGTCGCCATTCACAATCTTTTCTACCTGCACCGAGAATTCAATGTTGCCAGTCTGACCTGCTGCTGGCCAGAAATCCATGACTTGACTTGCGGTGTTTGTCACGATTGCACTGTAGAAACCTTGATTGTTGCCCACAACTGGACTGTTATACAGGCCCAGGCTATTGGCAGTGGTTGTGCCCGGAGTCAATTCAAAACCATTGGTAGAAATATTGCCACGCACTGTTGCAGTGGTGTTGCCCAGTCTGGTGGGTGATGTTTGTGTGACTGTGAGCCTGTAGGTGGCATTGCCCACATTGCTGATGTTGGCAATCACATTAGACGGAAACATCTTGAATGGGTTTTGATAGTTTCTGGTGCTGGTTCTTGTGACGTTGATTTCTTCAGCACGATAAACCATTGTGGTAGTGATCTGACCTGTGCCCACAGCAGCATTGCCTGCAATGTTCACATTGCCTTGAATGGGATCATTGCGATACAGATTGAAGTAGTGTTGCATGGTGCCAGGATTAAAGGTGGTGTTGCCGCCTGAAGTCACTGTGGCCGTGGGCTCTGCCACCAAGAGTGCAATGTTGGCAGCATTTAGAGTGGCCTTGCTCACAGGACCATACACCAAGTTGGCTCGTCCAGTGCCTGATGGCACACCGTTCACATACCAGATGCTGTTGTCAAAATTGCTCACAGTGCTGTCGGCTCTGGCAAACTGCACAGTGTAATTGGCATTGGCCACGTTGTCTGTGATCTGCAGACCAATGGGGTTGGCAATCAGAGTGATGTATTCTAGTGTGGGAAACTGCACACCTGACGCAGTGGTGGTTATTAGGTTCCAGGTAAATTCAGATGCTGTGTTGCCCACATTGAAGTTTTGGCTCACAGCAGTTTGCAAGTTGCTGATGGGGTTGGTGAGATTGTAACTCATCACAAAGTTGTTGGCCCAGTCATGGGTGATGTCCAGGTAAACATTGGCCAGGTGCGCATTGACCTCAGTCTTGGTGCCATTCAATGTCAACACCTTGGTAGAACTGTTGAATGTGCTGGTGCCGCCAGTGCTGGTCACTGAATTCATTCTAAACACAGCATTGGTGATGTTGGGAGTGAGTGTGCAGGTGTAGGGCAAGTTGCCTGAGTAGGCATCCGTGATCTGTGCGCTGGGATTGATGGCAAAGGTTGTGACATCTTCATTGAATGTGACATTGCCAGGTTGGCTGAGTTCACCACTGCTGGTCACTGTGACATTGGTGGTGTAACTAATGGTGATATTGCTGGCAGGTGCGCTGACATTGGCGTAGACAATATTGCTGACAAAACTCCAGTTGTTGGCATAATCTTTGGCCAGCAAGGTTGGTGCTTTGAACTGTGACCAACTGATGGGTCCAATTTGTCCTGTGATCTGTTTCAGCGCACCTGTGTCAGTGTAGGTGATCCAGGGTGGAAATGTTTCACTAGCCCAACTACAGATCACATTGGTCAATGGACTGGTGTTGATGCTGTAGGTTATGTTGGCAGGATTGGCAGCCATGGCTGTGAGATTTACAGGAGTGGGCACAGTGATCAAGGCATCTTCCACTGCTGAAATGCTTTGAGTGCTGGCAGTGCCTGTCCAGGTTATACTATAACTCTGCGAACTGTTGGCCGGCACTCCGTTTTGACTGTATGAGTTTAATTGTTCAAATGTGTTCATGATGCGTAGATATCTCCTGGTGCAATGCCGGCACCATATCTGGTATTGGTCATATAATCAAATAACACATCACCAGGCAAATGCATGCTGTTGTTGATTTTGAATTTCACTTGCGGCAAGCCGGTGACATTTTTGTCACTGCTGTAGGTCACCTGCACCACAGCAAACACCAGACCACTCATGCTGTTGGTCACGCCCCAGCCAGGCACTATGTCATAGGCATTGGCTAGAGCAGCACCACTGAATCCTGTGGGATACACCGGTCCAGTGCTGCCATTGTTGTAGCATCTGATCTGCACCAGACCAGCAATGGTAGGGTCTGTGTTGCCATCTCTGTCAGTAGTGCTGAGTGCAGTGATACCATTGGTATCAAAATTTATCTTCTGATCATTCCAATACACTTCATTAAAAGCACAACTGCTTTGAGCACTGTCACTGAGTTTGACACCAGTGCGCTCACTAATGGTCAGCACATAGGTCATGACCTGATTGTTGGCACTGATCCGGGCGTCAGTCAATTGACCACCCACAAATGCCACACCATACACAATGGGAATACTGTTGTCAGTGCTGGCATTCACACTCACACGAACGCCCCGGTCAATGGCCACCGGCCTGTCGGGCCTTGCACTGCGAGTGGTGTCAGGTTTGGCATTGTCTTTGGCAATGCTTTTGCTCACACGGCTCAGTGCATATCCAGTGAGTGCTGTTCTGGCCACAGAGGCAGCAGGACTGCTGCCTGTGATAAAATTCAGTGCAGTTTTGCCAAAGTCTACTAGATCATCAAAAAAACTCATACAGGATCCTTGTTATCTTGGGGGCAACCCAGAACTTGGGGCACCAAATTGAAAGTTGGCATTGGCCAACTTGACCACACGGTCCATACTGATGTCTGTGGGAAAGAATCGTTTCTGATCCTGGCTATTGGTTCGTCGTCCGGCAATTTTGTTTTCTAATATTGTGAGATAACTGCTGCAATTGATTACCACAGTGCTGCTGGCTGTTCTTGCACCATTGTCAAATTGTTCTTCAATGGCATAGTTGTTGACCTTGCCATAGAACCTGCCTGCTGGATTGCCAGTAATACTTAACAACTGCTTGGTCTCTGCGTCAAAAAATGCACGTAACACCTGCACTGGTGATCCTCGCATGTTGAGACTGAGAATCAATGCCAGCACTGAATTTGGTATGCCGCTGATGCTGAGTTGCAATTCTGTTCCAGTGGCTCTGAGATCACTTTGTGTGCTGCTGACATCCAGCAACTGACCCAGGCCTGTGTAGGTGTCACCATCTATTGTGACTGCACGATTGTATCCACTGAACAACAAGGGTCCAGCACTGTAGTCTGGCACGTCTATCTTGCAGAACAATGCTGTCTCAATTGATTGATACGCAGTTAAATCAATGCTCATAATAGGTTCTCATAGAAAACAAAATTGCCAGACCAACTAACTTGATCTCTTGAGAATATGGTCCAGTTGGGCAGTTCAGTGCAGATCACATTCCAGGTCACATTCTCTGCCACCTGCAGGTTGCCTGACCCTGTGGCATCCAGGATGGCCCTGTTGAGTGTCACAGTGTTTGAATTGAATGCCACATCTGCTACCACACTGTAGACGTGACCAGTGCCCAGTTGTATCACATCACCTGTTCTAAATTTGTATCCACTGGTGGTGGTTGGACTTGTGGTCAATGTGATGGTGGTGGCATTTTGTGTCCAGGATGCCTGAAAGCCTGTGTAGTTTGCACTGTTGCCCAGATAAGGAATCAACCAGGCAGTGTAGCCAGGATTGTTCATTTGCACATTGCCGTCGGTATAACGGTCAGCATAGTCTATGCTTTCTATGTAGGGTCTGGCTTCAGTCCAGGGTATACCATCCGGCAGTTTCACAGTGAAACGCCACACTTGCCCACCGCGACTCACAGTGCGCACTGTGTTGTCTCTTGACAGTGTTTGTGCTGTGGTGGCTGTTTTGACCATGCTGATACTTTCAGCATTGTCAAACACATATTGAAAAGCAGTTGTTGTCATTGTTGTTACCTTCTACTGTTGGGTAAATTTCGTCTGCCTGCTTCGCTGAGACTGAAAATTAAACTGGGATCACGTGCCAACAAACTGGCAAAACTGCTGGCATCCACAGCGTTGATGTTGTATGTGACATTGGTGCCTATGGGTGTGACTGAAGCAGGGCCACCAATCAATTCAGGACCGGCTTCACCTGCAATACCAAATCGTCCTTGTGGTATCATGCCACCGTTGGCAAAGAATCCTGAGAACAGGCTCTTGATACCGCCACCAATGGTTTCTAGGATACCGCCACCGCCCATCTTGCTGCTGCCTGGACCGCTGGAAAATATGCTGCCCACTGCTTTGGCCACGCCACTCACTGCACCACCAATGCCACTTGCAATTGATCCAATGGTCTTGCCAATACCGCTGATTAGACCACCGCCACTGCTGCCTTTGTCGCTGCTTTTGCTGCCGCCTGAGAATATGCTGCCCACAGCCTTGCCAATGCTGCCCAGGATATTGCTGCCACCACCACCGCCACCACTGGTGCTGCCACCACCGCCAAACAAGCCCTTGATGGTGTCAAATAATCCACCATTGGCAGATGCAATGGCTGATCCTAATCCTGTGCCGCCATCAGCCAAGACCACATACATGGGATTGCTGGCGCTGCTGCCAATGCTGGCTGTGCCGCCAAACAAGTTGCCCAGACCCAGTGCTTTGCCCAGGCCTGCTATGGTTTCTCTGATCTGACTGCGCAACAGTTCTTCCAACATGTTGCTCACAAACAGTTTGAAGTTGAATTCACCTGTTTTCACAAAGTCCACAATGGCATCTTCTAAACCATCTGTAAATGTTCTAAACAATCTACCGGCTGTGGCAGCAGCA